GTCTTTTTTGACTGTAAACGACTGCAACTTTAGAAACGCCACCATATCAACGTTATCGACATACGGGGGCAGCGATTTTTTACCGAGTCGAAGCGAGTATTTCATAAACGGGTCTTGATCTGGCAGATCAATCGATTCTGTATCTGCATGTGCAATGAACACAATGTTCATTCCCATTCCATTTAGTATTCCAGCCGCCTTGCGTATCCTCTGGTGCATTTCCCCTACTGCTCCGGTTCCATTCCCGAAACCACCTAGAGCCTGGTTAATGCTTTTTGGTTTGTTTTTGTCTCCTGCAATGACCTCTTTTGCGAATATCTGCTCTAATTGCGTAACGCTGTCTATGACGAGCGTTTTATATTCATGATCTTCGTTTATCAGTGCGTTTAGTTGTTGCCATAGTTGATCCGAACTTTCAATCAACGGGAATGCATCGGGCCGGACATCCTCAGGTATTGATTGCAACCCGTCCTCTGCACGAATAAATATTGGTTTTGGGAAAGCCCCAGCTAAACTTGTTTTGCCCATACCGGCTACACCGCAAATCGTAATAATGGGGCTTCGATCTTTTGGTTTTTGAATCTGATTTAATACGTTCATTTGTTGCTCCTTTTCTGTTTTCTCATCTCACGATCCGAACTATATACATAAATTTTTTACATTGCAAATATTTTTTACAGACATTACTATTACATCATCAAACACAAAACCGGAGTAAAACAGATGAATAGTGAAGTAAAGCGCATCTTGGACGAACTAAAAAGCGCGGGAATGCACACCAGCACCGTCAGCAAATTGACGGGCATCTCATATCAAAAGCTGTATTACGCTAAAACCGAACACTACGCCAGGTTGTCAGGAGAGGAACAGTTGAAATTAAAAGACCTGCACAAATCAGTGGTTGATAATTTATCCGCATAACAACAATAGCGAGCAGTTTATGAGCGTATGGGCGTATATAGAAGCAGGGCTACGTGTTTTATCGCTGCATAAGATCATGCAGGATGGATCATGCGAGTGCGGCACGGACTGTAAAACAATCGGGAAACATCCCAGGATTGATAATTGGCAATTGTCACCCCACTGGTCAGACGAACAACTAGACGCTATGGACAAAGCGGGGCATTTCGAAACCGGTTTCGGGTTTATTCTCGATGACCATTTGATCATCGACATTGATCCACGCAACGGGGGCAATGACAGTTATAAAAAGTTGTGCAGTGATACCGGTATCGATTTCGAAAAGCTGGCATCGACAACAGTGGATACGGGGGGCGGAGGGAAACACATCTATTTCAATCGTCCGGCAGGTTTGGCGCTATCAACAAAGCTCAAAGATTACCCTGGTGTGGATTTCAAAAGCTCTGGCTTTGTTGTGGGTGCCGGCTCATTTCATGCGAGCGGCGCGATTTATGAGTTTGACAAATGCGATCTGGACGCACTGACGGATGCGCCCGAAAAACTGCTTGATCTGCTACGTAAAAAAGACACGCACAGGACGGTTTTGGACGGTAGGCACCTGGATGTTTCTGAGTCAGAGATAGTAGAGCTACTGCAATATATCCCATCGGATTGCGATTATGAAACGTGGGTGCAGGTTGGCATGTCGATCCACCACACGACAAGTGGGGCAGGTTTTGCAATCTGGGATCAGTGGTCTAGCACTGGCAAAAAATACCCTGGCACGCACAAACTCGACCGACATTGGCACAGCTTCGGCAAGAACCCGAACCCTATCCAGTTTGGCACGCTGTTCCATTTTGCAAAAGAGGGCGGCTACATACCGCCAGCGCGAGGCGGGTGTTTTGTTGAGTTGGTCGTGGAAAAACCAGCTGTAACGCTGGACGTTTCCCATGTTGATTTGTTGCGTCCACCTGGATTTGTGGGTGACGTTGCAAAATACATCAACGGGGCGTGCCTGTTTCCACGGGAGCGTTTGGCTGTTGCGTCAGCGCTACATGCGGTTGGGGTGATTGGTGGACTGCGCTATACAGATGATGTGGACGAGATCAGCACTAATTTGATGATGTTGTGCGTGTCTGGGTCGGGGTGTCATGCAAAAGGGCATCCAATAATCATGTCAGACGGAAGCGTAAAAGCTGTCGAAAGCATAGTCCCTGGGGACATGTTGATGGGGCCGGACTCTAAGCCTCGGGTTGTTAGAGCATTGGCCAGGGGTAATGAGGAAATGGTTAAGATAACGCCAGTAAAAGGCGCTCCATTCGTTGTTAACATTAATCATATTTTGCATCTGAAACGGACAGGCGGGGATGATCGAATCAATATAACAGTAAGGGACTGGATGTCTAAGGATGACAAGTTTAAATCAAAATGGAAGCTTGTCAGAACAGGAATTGATTTTTGTAAAAAAGAGCTTGTTATTCCGCCTTATTCAATTGGCGCACTTTTAGGTGACGGAACATTAATAGGTAAAGTGCAATTAACGGGGATGGATGTTGAAATTCATAACAAATTCATGAATGAGATATCTAGTACTTTCATCGGTATAAAATTCAAAAAATTCATGAATAAATATCCAAACAAATCATGGCATACAGTTTTAAGCTATGGAAGAACAGGAAGAAAATACAAAAAAAACGAAGTTCCACACCATAAAGCTTTAGATGGTCTCGGATTATTTGGTGCAGCGAGCCATGAAAAGTTTATACCATTAGATTATCTAACATCATCACGAGAACAGAGGCTCGAATTGCTAGCTGGATTAATTGATACGGATGGGTCAAACAATGGTTGTGGTGGTTATGACTACATCACAAAATCAAAGCGGCTTTCTGATGATATTTTATATCTATGCAGGTCGCTGGGGCTTGCAGCATACTCAACGGTATGTCACAAAAAATCTCAAAATAACACAGGAGGTCACTATTACAGATTATCAATAAGTGGTGACTGCTCAATAGTCCCTGTATTGCTGAAAAGAAAGCAAGTACAAAAAAGAAAACAAATAAAGAGCGTCCTGGTAACCGGTTTTAGTTGTGAGGTGATCGGAGTTGATGATTATTATGGTTTTTCTATATCCGGAGATCATTTGTATATTGATGGTAGTTTTACGATACATCACAACACCGGAAAAGAAGCCGTGCAGCAGGCGTACATAGAAATCATGTCAGCAGTGGGCATCCAGCGCTGTTTGCACGGGGCCATCAAATCAGAGCAGGAAATGATCCGCAATTTGATGCGTGATCAGATCAGCAATTATTTGATTGACGAATATGGCTACCAACTGCAAAAGATCGAGAACAGCCGAAAAAGGGGCGGGGCGTCTTATTTGGAGGGTGTGAACGCTTTTCAAATGTCGGCATTTTCGAAAGCGCACGGAAAACTGCTAATTTCCGGTGATTTGAAAGACGAGACTCGCGACAGACTGATCAAAGAGCTATCGCAAATACAAAACAAAATCGATCAGAATGAAGATAAAAACGGCGCACTACAAAGCCGCGCCGACTTTTTAGAGCAACGCGCTATACCGTCCATCGATTCCGGCATTGATCGCCCGTTTTTTTCGCTGCTGGGCTTCACCACGCCCGTTTCGTTTGACGAGTTGGTCACAGTCGAACAGGCGACAAACGGGTTCATTAGTCGCTGTATTTTGATCAGAGAACCTGAGACGAACCCAAAGCGCAAACGCGGCCATAAACCGAATAAAACCGTACCGGATGCGACAAAATACACGTTGCGCCATTTGTTTAATCCAGCGATTGAGTCAGGGCAGGTGGTACGCATCGAATACTATGACGACAAAAAGCGGATACCTACTGAGATAGATGCAGTGGAACTGTTAGAGCAGGTTAGCGAATGGGTGGAAACCGAAGCCGAGAAACAAAAGGGCCGGACCGGACTGGAGGCCATTGTTCGCCGTGGCTACGAGATCGTTGCAAAGGTGAGCACCATCCTATCTATCCCAGGGCGTCTGAGAACCACTGAGCACGTACTGTGGGCATTTGCGTACATGCGTGAGGATTTACGTCAAAAACTCGCTCTGGCGCAC